GAACGATTCTTTCTTTTATAGGTGAAAATCCTTGTCGGGAGGGCTTAAAAGAAACACCGGATCGTATTATAAGGATGTGGAAAGAGATCTTTTGTGGATATGATCTGGCACAGGTGCCTAAAATAACGGTTTTTCCTAATGGAGTGGATGGTCTTTCTTGTAATAGTGTTATCGCAGATTCAGGTGGATTCTATTCAATGTGCGAACATCATATGATGCCTTTCTTTGGGAAGTATTGGTTTGCTTATATTCCTAATCCTAAAGGTAAGATATTGGGCATATCGAAAGTTGGTCGTGTTGTTGATTATTGTGCGGCACGATTACAGGTACAAGAGCGATTGGCGAAAGATATCATTGTGATGATCCAAGAAGCGTTAGGTTCGGAATGTCCACCTTTGGCAATGGGTATAGTGCTAGAAGGAGAACACTTGTGTAAGTCAATGCGTGGTGTAAAGAAAGAAGGTAAAATGTGCTCTTCTTTCTATTTAGATAATGGAAGTTTACCTGAGTTGAAGGCGGAATTGTCCCGATTCGTTAGTTTTGGTTAGGTATGTCAGAGAAGAATGAAGTAAAAAAGAAAAGTAGGGGGCGTAAGTCTGAATATAGAGAAGAATATGCAGAGCAGGCTCTAAAACTTTGTCTGTTAGGTGCAACAGATAAGGAGATTGCTGAATTCTTCTCTGTTTCGGAACAAACGTTGAATAGTTGGAAGAAGAAGTTCCCTCAATTTCTTGAGTCCTTAAAAAAGGGAAAAGCTGTAGCAGATGCAAATGTAGCATCGAGACTTTATAGCCGTGCGATTGGTTACGATGCCAGAGCGACGAAGTTCGCTACCAACGAGGGTAAGATTACGGATAAGGTGGAGTATATCGAACATTACCCTCCGGACACAACTGCCGCCATTTTCTGGCTGAAGAACCGGCAACCTGGCAAGTGGCGTGATAAGAAAGAAGTGGAGAACCAGGTCAAACTGGGTGATGAATTGGAATCGATGTCAGATGAAGAACTAGCAGCAATTATCCGTGGTGAAAAGGAGTAAGAGAGAAATATTGATCAGGCAGGCGAAGGCTGCGACCATATTGCGCAAACGGGAGGCTCGGAATGATTTCTGGGCCTATTGTTTATATCATGATCCTAAGTTCTTCGCTAAGCGTTTGTTTTTGAAGAAGGTGGCGGACGCATTTACGCGGGTGTACGAATCGTATTTGTCGGGTGTGATTCGTCGGCTGGCCGTCTCCATGCCGCCACGTGCCGGGAAGTCCTATATATCATCCTTGTTCATTTCGTGGATGCTTGGCCATTTCCCGGAAGAGTCGGTCATGCGCAATTGTTGTTCCGATACATTGTATAATAAATTATCTTATGATACACGCGACATTGTCCGCTCTTCCCGGTTCAAAGAGATATTCCCGGATGTGCAATTGCGAGGGGATAAACAGAACGTGCATGGCTGGAGCTTGGAAGCAGCCCGGCAGGTGAGTTACTTCGGAGCTGGTGTAGGCGGTACGGTAATCGGTTTCGGTGCGTCTATGTTGGCCATGACCGACGACTTGTATAAGAGTTTGGAAGATGCACTATCTGACACCAATAACGAAAAGGTCTGGTCTTGGAAGCAGGGAACACATGATTCCCGTATCAAGGGAAACTGTTGTTCGATCGACATCGGTACCCGTTGGTCGGCTACGGATGTTCTTGGTCGTATGGAGGAAATGGGGAAGTATGACGAGATTATCCGTATTGCCGCATTGGATGAGAACGATTGTTCTTTCTGTGAGGATGTGCATACAACGGAGTATTATCACGAATTACGGGAGGAAACGGACGATTCCATCTGGTGTGCCGAGTATATGCAGGAACCGATCGAGGCTATTGGGTTGTTGTTCCCAAAATCAGAATTGAACCGCTTCAAGCTGGCAGATATCGAAGGTAAACAGCCGGATGGCGTGATCGGTGCTACCGATGTGGCCGACGAAGGAGACGACGATTTCTGTGCACCGATTGCCAAAGTATTCGGTACAAAGTATTTCATTACCGATGTCTTGTTTACGAAAGACAATGTCGAGATTACCGAACCGAAGTTAGTTTCCTTGATTCTTGACACCCGCTGCGACAATATGCGTATCGAAAGCAATAACGGCGGCCGTCTGTTTGCTCTGAATGTCCGTAAGGCTGTAAAGGCAAAGAATGAAAAATGTATCATTCAGGCGAAACCGACAACTGCCAATAAGGATACACGTATCTTGTTGAAGTCTGGTTGGATTAAGAAGCATTGTTATTTCCAGGAAGAAAGTGAGTATAAGAAAGGTTCGGACTATGACCGGTTTATGAAAGCGCTTACCAGCTATAAGAAAGAAGGTGGCAACAAACATGATGATGCACCGGACGGTATGACGATCCTTGCCGAGAATGTAGAGTTCATTGGGTTATGCAAAAATAATCGGGTTAGGCAGGTGGCAAGAGGAAGATAATGATTACTTTTGTGGAAATAATTTTATATGGCTATATCATGGAAAATAATCAATTTAGATTAGGAAATTGGGTTAAACCAATAAATGATTCAGGAAAGGAATCTTTTGAAGGAACTGTGTTTTGTATTTGTGGGCACTTAGTGAGTGTTTGGCATAATAATAATCCTTATGATTTTCATCTTGCAAATCCTATTGATCTTACAGAGGAATGGTTTCAAAAGTTTGGTTTTGATTTGATAGATAATCAATATTATTCAAAACATACTCAGTATGGAGGTTTAGGGATAACAATGAAAGATCATCGCCCTATGGCTTTAGTTGTGGATGAAAGTAAGCCAGATGGGGTTCTTCGTATAGTTATAGGTAAGCAGATAAAATATGTTCATGAACTACAAAATCTTTATTTTGCATTAACTGGTGAAGAACTTAAGATTGAAGATAAATAATAGATTGTAAATTGGGTATTTATTAAGCGTGATCATTATAAAGTGATCGCGCTTTTTCGTTTTTATATTTTAGCATAAAACGATTATGCCAAGTATAAGAGAAATCCTTGCGAATGAAGACTTCGGACAGGTGGTGAGCGGCTTGTGTATCGATACCATCGAGTTTCGGGACACCAAAGAATATTACAGAGAATATCACGGTGAGCGTCGCCGGCGCAAGACATCCGTAGGTTGGCGTGAACCGAAACGGCTGGCGGTCTATTCGGAGACATTGAAGGATAAGAACGGGGAACCGTTACGGTTGGAGGATAAGATTGTCGATGTGGCCCGTATCGTTACCAATTTTCCAAAGAAAGAGGTTCGGACCTCTGTAGCTTTCCTTTTCGGGGGAAATATGACGATTACGGGAACTGATCAGAACGATGGTTTTCAAGAATTCAAACGTGTATGGGAACGCCGATTAAAAATGCAATCCGTCTTGAAGTCGTTCGCTCGTAAGGTGCTTTCTGAAAGTAAGGCTGCTCTTGTGTTCTATCCGTATACTTCCAAAGGATTAGACGGCAACTTGATTACGGAGTTGAAGGTGAAAACGCTCTCTGTTCCCCGTAATGAAAATACTTTCTCTGAATTTTATCCCCACTTCGACGATAACGACGATATGGATGCCTTTATCCATCGTTACCAAGTGAACTCTAATGGCATGATCCGGAACAGTTGTACAATCTGGACAGCAGATAAGATTATTACAGCTATCGATGAAATGGGTGGCTGGGTAATAAAAGAGGTTCCCAATCTATTCGGAAAGATTCCGGTCGTGTATGCAGATGTTTTCCAACCGGAATGGGACGAGGTTGCCGGTATCATGGATGCGCGGGAAATGCGTTTGTCCCGTATGGCCGACACTAACGACTACTTTGCGGAACCAATCTTGAAAACGTATGGCGATTCCGATTTACCTTCTAAGGAAACAACCGGGAAAGACCTTAATTTCCCCATTAAGGTCGATGAAGTATCTGGCAAGGAATATCATGGCGATGCCGATTATTTGACATGGACTGGCTCCCAGCCATCTGTAGATAAAGAATTGGAAGAAACGAAAAACGAACAATTTGCTGGTACATCTACGCCGGATCTTTCTTTTGATAACTTGAAAGGCATTGGCAACCTGTCCGGTGTCGCTCGTAAATTCATGCTGATGGATGCAACTATCAAGGCGAGTGAGAACATGGAAACGTTCGGTCCGGTGGTTCAGCGTTGCGTGTCGGTCGTGTTGGCTGGGATATGCAATATTACCAACATCAAGTACCGTCCTCAATTGGTGAACAACCTGATCGATGTGGAATTTGGTTCCATTTTGCCGGAAGATTTGGCTGAAACCCTGCAAACCTTATCTATTGCCAATGGAGGCAAACCGATTAACGCTCAGCGCACGGTTACGGCTCATTCTCCGCTAACAGAAGACTTGGACGAAGAAATGAAGCTGATGAAGGAAGAGGAGGATACGGCTGCGCAACGTAATAATATGGTTGGTCTGACAATGGGATATGGAGAATGAAAGAACTATCATTTCATGAGCGACAATTCCTGCAACGTCTGTTCCGGCAACAAGGCAGCATAAAGTATTCGTTTGACGAGTTTGTCCGTAGGGTAGGATCTCTTCTGGCTAAATGGTCGGATCATGGCGGCGACCGTGTATGGATAGGTAATGCTACTATTGAAAAGCAAATAGAACGTCTGTTGGATGATTTACACACGCAGCTCGTAAGCAATATATCCAATACAGTTACCGATGTATGGAATTTAGGCAATAGGAAAGCGGATGAACTGGTAACGGACTATATTAAGGATATGGCTATCTCCACTACGCTAAGGGAAAAATTGTTTTCTCGGAATGCCGATGCGCTGAATACTTTATTGAAACGTAAAGATGAATTTGGTAAAACCATATCCTCCCGTGTCTGGGACATAACGGACGGGGCCATGGATAATCTGGAGTATTACCTTTCTTCCGGATTGTCTTCCGGTCGTCCGTCGGCGTTGATCAGCCAAGATATACGGCAATTGCTAAACGAACCCAACCGTCGTTTCCGACGGGTAAGGGATGCGAATGGGAAGTGGGTTCTATCCCAGCCAATGAAAGACTATCATCCAGGACAGGGTGTTTATCGTTCGTCTTACAAAAACGCCCTACGTTTAGCAGCAACGGAGACCAATAAGGCTTTTCGAACTGCCGATTACGAACGTTGGCAGAAAATGGACTTCGTGACTGGTTATGAGGTGGAACGTTCACCATCGAATCACGGTCCGTGTCCTGTGTGTGATGCAAAGGCTGGCCAATACTCGAAGGATTTTAAGTTTACAGGATGGCACCCGTTTTGTATTTGCATAGCTACACCGATTATGATGGATCATGAAGAGTTTGCGGAATGGTTGCTTTAAAATACGACTGGCAGACTTGAAATAAATCAGATCTGCCAGAAGGGGGCTCACGGCCTTTCGGCTTAGAACCATTACAAATATACTAAAAATTCTTAATTGTCTAACGATTTCAGAATTTTAATCGTCAAAGTCGAGAATAAGCTGTTTCCCGTTGGCCTTCCATTGCTCAAATGAGTAGTCTACCGTCATGTTCATTTGCTTTGTAGCTTTGGCTAGTTTGTTCTTCGCTTCATGGAACTCCTTTTTGAGGATTTGGATACGGGCCCAGTCTTCTGCTTGTCGTTTCTGCTTTTGATTGACGAAGCTGGCGTAAGAGGCGAAGTATTCGTATAGGACATGATAACATTGCATCCGATACGTTCGGACAGCCTCTTGTGCTTCCGGTTTTACATTTTTAGGATTGATAGTAAATAACCAACCAAAGATAAATTCCATCGGTAAGCATACCATTTCTCTTTCTTTTCTGTCTGTAGCAACTATTGTGCTCAGCACAACGGTTGAAGATAAATCTTCATCATTTTTTATTTTGGTAAATTGTGAAGCATAATCAATTCCCAGTGCTTCACAAATAGGTTTGATGGGAACCAACTTCTTTGCATCATTACCGGCCATGATAGCCACATTGTTTACTTTCGCGATTTCTCTTGCATTTAGTGATAACTTTTTCATATATCCGAAAAAAGCGAGGGCAAAGGGGATTCTGTAGTAAAGTGGCAGTTTACAGAATACACCCAATGCCCTCTAAATTTCCTATTGACACAACTGCCACGTAACGTCTTTCTGAGATAATATATAAATCAGAAAAACTTTTTCCGGAAGCAGATGGCGATACCTTCTATATTTTCGCTCTTTGCATTTGTAATTTTGCACTTAGCTTCTCAGCTTCCTTTTGCATATTTTCGGAAGCATGTTTGATGTAGTATAGCATTCCTTCGGTTCTTCCGATTTCTCGGCCGGTATTGAATGCGGCTTGTAGTTCAGGAGTGGAGTACTTACCCATTTCGGAGGGTTGGGCCGTCCTGTTGCCGTTACTGTTGTTGGCGGCATTGGAATCGTTGGAATTGATAAGCATAATCAAATTCAATAAAAAAAGGTATTCGTGCCTTTCCTGCTGCTTATCACATTCCAACGGATGCTGTGGTTCCATTACAGTTCCACACAGGGGGACACGAATACCTAATATCGTTATACAATAATGTACGGGCATAAAAAATGCTCGGCATTGTTATGCGAGCGAATCCTACCCGCATCCGTTAGTTAAAATGATAAGCATTGCAAAGATGAACACTTGTTTTCAATTATGCAAGAAAAAACAGAAATACCTTTGCTTTTTCATCTTGTTGTGCTATTTTTGCGTTATGTGGAAAGAAAAATTAGGAAACTATTTGATTGATGTTTCGAAATATATCTTTACAGGTGTAGTGGTAGCATCTTTATTCAAGGATATGGAAGATAATAAGTGGTTGATTTATGGTCTAGGCTTTACGTCTTCTATTTTAGCCTTGGTAGCAGGATTGGTATTAACGAATAAGAAAAAGGAGAATAAGTAATGGGAGCTATAATTGGATTCGCCGTAATAGGCATACCTTGTGCCGCATTTTTGATCTATTGCCTTACGCCTTCAGGCAAACAATGGCTTAGATCCAATCACATGATTTGATGAAATAAATTCTTACAGGAATAATTAGAAATGAAGCCTGCCGGTTGTCCGGTGGGCTTTTTTTGTGCCCGGAACTTTCTTTCCTCCTTTATATTTTAAACAGAAAACTCTTATGACAATTTTAGATTTAATCAAGGCGGCATGTAAGACGAAAGGCGTGCCGGAGAAGTATGCGGAACGTATTCAGAAGACGTTCAAGATAGAGAAAGCTGAAGGAATGGAGGCTTTTGTGGACTTGTTCAAAGAAAATATCCTTCCTGCTATCCAGGAAGCGGAGAATGAAGCTAAGACTACGGCTGAAACGGCTGCGGTCGCTGCATACGAAGCAAAACATGGATTAAAAGACGGTAAACAGGTGGAAGATCCGGATAAGAATAAGAAAACGGAAGAAGATCTGTTGAAGGATCTTAGTCCGGAAGTAAAAGCTTATTTGGAAAGCATGAAAAAGAGTGTCGATGATATGGCTAAAAAGGTGGGTGATTCCGTTACCAACTCGGCAAACGAAGCCAAAAAAGAAACAGTTCGGAAGCAGTTGAAGGATGCCGGTCTTCCGGATAGCTGGCTGGGACGTGTGGATTTGGCTTCTGAAACGTCTATCGAGGATCAGATCAAGACATTATCCGAAGAATATACCGGAATCCAGCAAAAGGCGATCGATGATGCTGTGGCTCGTGGCGATTACGCTCCCGGTTCCGTAAATCTTCAGGATCGTTCCGAAGCGGATTGGGCGAAGCTGATGGATCAGGACGTCGATAATAGTGCAAATAATCCCGGTGTGGTAAACCTGGGTATTGAATAATCCAAGTAAAGTGTAACGTTATGTACAGAAAAAGAGAAAGAGAATTCCAGTATCCTCCCGGAATTGAAAAGATTATTGAGGATGTGATCGGTGGCGGGACGATTGACCGCAGAGACTTGCAGAACGCTTTGTTCAATGGCAAGGCATTGGACGAACTGCCTCCGATTGTAATTGTAGTAAAAGATCCGGAAACAGGGCTGTATCATGTATTGAAGACGGCTACGGTTTCGGAAGCTGCTGCTGCCGATGCGACAGCGTATAAGGTGGCCAAGAACCATCTGTTAGGTGTGGGTGACTTCGTGACGGTTGGTGGAGCGTTGACAGGCGCATCCGATAAGATCACAGCTATCGATAAGAGTAATGCGGATTTCGATACGATTACGTTGGCAGCAACGATCGGGGCTGCAACAAAAGGTCAAGTATTGGTTCAGGCTAAAGACAAGCAGGCTGCGAAAGCCGCCAAGTTACCTTATGATGGCGAATTGGTCGTCACGATGAATAAAGTCGACTTGACTGTAGCTAACCAGCAGTCCGGGTTATTGGTAAGAGGTACGGTAAACGAATCCTGTATGCCGTTCCCGGTAGATAAGGACTTAAAGGCATTAATGTCGTTTATCCGTTTTGTGTAATCCATTAAAATCTGATATATGGAAAGAAGTTTAATTAAACAGGTGAATAAAAAGAACATGGCGGCTCGTTTGAATACCCGCCATGTGAAACCAGTCGTTTTCCCGAACTTCTTCGGGGTGAAAAGAAAGACTTCGTTGAAGTGGGAGACACTGACCGGCGAGAAGGGTGCTCCGGTAATGGCAGATGTGATCTCTTTTGACGCTTCCGCTCCGCAGAAGACGCGCGAGGTAATCAGCAAGTTGTCCGGTGATATTCCAAAGACAGCCGTTAAGCGTGGTATGAACGAAAGTGATTACAACGAGTACAAACAGTTGGAACGTGACGCACAGGGTGACGCAGACCAATTGGCATTGCTGAACCTGGCTTTCAAGGATCAGGATTTCGTGTATAACTCCGTCCGTGCCCGTTTCGAATGGTGGTGTATGCAGCTCATGAGCCGTGCGGGTTTCCATTTGTCGGCAAAGAATAATGGCGGTGTCGTTACGGCTGAGTTTGTTGGTTGCGGTATGCCGAAGAAGAACCAGCGTAAATCTTCTGTAGATTGGAGCAACGCTTCAACGGCTAACGGCTTGCAGGATATCGAAGATACGGTTGTTGCTGCTTCTGCCGAGGGAGTAACGATTCGCTATGTAGTGATGCACGTGGCTGACTTCTCTTTGTTGAAGAAGCAGAAATCAACATTCGACACATTGAAGGCATGGGTTAATTCGTCTTCAAAAATATTGGTGACGAAAAATCTTATCAACGAGTATCTGGCCGAACAGGAAATCCCGGTGAAGATCATTACTGTGAATCCGTCTGTCCGTATCGAGGACAAGGCTCATCGTCGTAAGACGATCAATCCGTGGGAGCGTAAACGTGTATGTTTCTTGGAGGATTTGAAGGTTGGTGATATCCAACACGGACCGATTGCAGCCGAATCTTCCGCTACCTTGCAGAAGATTGCCCTCATGGTAAAACAGGATTGGGTATTGGTAACCAAATGGTCAGAACTGGAACCGTTCAAGGAATGGACGAAGGCAGAAGCAAATGCTATTCCTGTCGTAAATGATCCGGATGCCATGTTCATTATGAAGGTGGACGGCAAGGATTGGAACGCATCTGAAGATACTGAAGGTACGGATGATATCCCGGCAACATTCTTAGGTGAAACTGTTGAACCGGAAGATCAAACGATTCAGGATACTGAAAACGGAGAATAACAATCATGGCTAAGACGATTCGAGATACAATACTAGCTTATCCCGGTCTCGCGGATTGTGAAGATTTTTTGGATAACGTCGTTTTGCCGGGACGCGGTTTTGAAGGTACAGAAGATAGTAAGACGATCGATATTCAAAAACAAAAGCTGGTGGCTGCCGACCTGTATTCAATGGTCGGTGGTCTACCGGACTTCACAGAAAACAAACTCTCTATCACTTATCCTCGTTCCTGGTATGACGCTACGGCAAAACGGCTGTATAGGGAAGGTGGAGAACCGGAGAAAGCAGAACTGATCGGGAATAAGATTGAAGTTCCAAAAGGAAGGGCGCAAAACAGATGGTAAGACGGTATTCACATAAAGCGATAGTAACAATCCAATCCGGACAATTGGTAAAAGGGGAATGGGTTGCCGGAGAACCGACGGAAATAGAGGTTACAGGGCAATACTTTCCATCCAATAGCGGACAGCAATTGAAGCGGAATGTCGATGGGAAGGAATTTATCGTACACGGTGAGTTCTCGACAAAGGCCCGTCCTGTGGAAAATGCGAAGCATATCCGGATTGATAGTATCGCTCTCGATGTGGATATTATCTGTTGGGAGCCGTTTCAGACTCACTCTGTAATTTATGTATAGCGATGGCAAGGAAAGGTGGTTTGACTCCGATGTGGAGCGATAGAGAAGTAGAACGTTGGTTTGATTATTTTGTGGACCGGGCGGAAGAGCGGATATACAAATTATTGCAACGTGCCGGGGAAGAGTTCGTGAAGATTGCCCGAAAGAAAGGAAACTATCAGGATCATACTGGTAACCTCCGTAGCTCTATCGGTTATGTGATCGTCAAGGATGGCGATATATTGACTGAGAATTACAAACAATCCACATCGGGAACAGATAAACAGACAGGTATACGTGAAGCGAAACGGTTGGTTTCCGAGCTGATACCTCTTTATAAGAGAGGTTGGGTATTGATTGGGGTAGCCGCCATGCCATACGCTGTTTATGTGGAAGCAATCGACAACCTGGATGTTATCTCTGTTGCTTCCGACCATACCGAAGAATGGATTAAGAAACAGAGTCGGATATTATTCAACAAACTAGCGGAGAAAGGATATTGATATGGCTGATCAGTTTGATATAGTAGATATCGTGTATGATGCAGTTGAACCGGTCAGTACCGGCTTTATCTTGTACAAAGATTGCTCTGGTGATGGTGAGACAAAGAATCACATCACAATCCGAATGCTTACACTAAATGAAACAGATGTTGTGAATAAAGGTTCGGTCAATATCAATGTATTTGTGAAAAAGCAGAAGAACGGTATGCCTGACCGTCAGTTAATGAAAGGAGTGACACGAAAAGTTAAGTCTGCACTACGAAATATCACACCTCCTTTCGGCATGTATTGGAAATCTCGGATCGTATGGTCCGAACCTCTTGGCGAAGCAAAAGAAGGCTTCGATTGTACGAATATAAGATTTGAAGTAATAACAGAAATAGATTAAGAATATGGCTAATGAAAGAAGTTTGGCGGTAGGCGTATCCTTCTTAGGATATGGTGACCCCGGTGATGGTGTTCCGGCCTCTATTTATACACAGTGTCCGATCGTTCATGAAGGCTCAGTTGCTTTTAATTTCAATGAAGCGACCTCTGTCGATTTCCGTGCGGAAGGGATGAAAGATCCCTGGGAGTCATTCGATAAAGCTGGCGACCCGGATAGTTTTGAATTTGCTATCCCGTCGCCGACAGCTCAGGAGATGCTCGCGTTTTGTGGTGGTTCTGTAAGTGGTGGTAAGTGGAATGCTCCGATTGATATTCCAAATATCCGTAAATCGTTCAAGATACAGACAACACCGTACAAAGGTAAGTATACGGAATATACATTTGCCATTTGTAAAGTCAGTGCCCGCTTGAGTCAGGCTCCGTCTTCAGAACAAACAGACCTTTTGCTAGTTAAATGTACCCGTTTGGCAGCAATTACCTCTGCAGGGCAGCAACGATCTTCGTTCGGTCGGGCGGTGATGAATGTAACCCTTACTCCGGTAACGGCAGTTGTAATCACCGGTACACCCAAAGTTGGTGAAACGCTTATGGCCACCTTGACACCAGCGGAAGCGACTGGTGATTTCCAATGGCAACGTAAAGTGGATGGCCAGGGAGAAGCCCAAGATATTGAGGGGGCTATTGGTGACAGTTATATGATCCAGCCGGAAAATGAAGGCGATAAAATCCTTGTCAAGTTTACGGCAAACGGTTTGTATTCCGGAGAGAAGACAAGCGCAGAAACAGAAGCCGTACAAGCAGCAGAATAATTAAGGACTGTTGTTTAGGTTATCGAAAGCCTCGGAACTATCCGGGGCTTTTATATTTTAATCGAAAATATGAGTGTAAAACAAGTACTCCAGTTAGAAAGTGAATCCGTTTCTTGTCAGCCGGTAACCATTCCGTTTGAATTTACCCGGCTTGAATCATTACCGGAAGGAAAGACGGTAGGGGATAGTATCGCCATAACTCCGATCACTGTCCGCACCTGGTTTAGAATAAAGCCTCTTTTGCTTTATATCGATAAAGAGGATAGAGATGTTTTGATTGCTGATAAGAATAAAGGATTTTCCAATCAAGTCGCCGAACTGATAGCCAAATATGACGAACTTATCTTTGAAATCGTATGTCTTGGCATTCATAATAAGAAAGGTGATATGCCGGCCTGGTTCCGGGAAGTTCTGAAAGACAACTGTACATGGGAGGATATCTATATCCTTCTGAATGCCGTCTTGTACCGGATAGGCTGTAACCCTTTTTCTCGTACTATCATAGCGCTGGAAGCTGTGAGCCCGTTAAGCGAAGTGGAGATAATAGCCCTTCAGAAAAACAGCGAGACATGGAAGAAGAAGGCCCTCAAAGCAGCTTCATGTTCTTAGTGACCTGCAACGAGGCTTTCGGCTATTCTCATGAACAAATATTGGATAGCAGCTTTGTTTTGTTGGTCGGCATGCTTCGTGAACGTGGTTATTTGATGAATCGAAGGGTCAAAGATTTTCATTCGGAAGATACGTCAATTAAAGAGGAAGATGGAGAATGGGTTGAAATGGTTGACTTCGATACTGGCCATGTGAAACGGATAAAGAAAGTTTTATCTGCATAACTATATATTACATTGAAAGTAGAGAAAAGGTTTTGTCATAGTGATAAATTTTGATTTGTTTGGTAGTAAGAAAGCCCTGCGGACTGTGAAGTTAGCAAGGCTTTGTTCGTTAAAAAGATATCGGGTAACGTTCCGGATGAATTATGCTGTCGATCTCAAGATCCACATCGATTGCATCCCAACGCAACGATTCTTCATCCGGCATGGTTACATCCAATACATCCGAAACTTTTGCATTTCTAAACCAAGGATATCTGTCATACGATAGATAATATTCCTTTCCTCCTACGAAAAGGAGGATACCGCGTGCATTAATCATTGTTACTTCCGCGGTGGTTGTTCCATTTTTCTCTAATAATACGCTCATGTTTTTGTACCTCCTTTAGTATGTTTGAAATTTCAGTTGAAGAAAAACCTTTATTCTCAGCCAAAGAAATAGAAGGTTCTATCCAAATTTTAGCCTTTTTTTCTGCCTGTCTGATATGTATATGCATTCTGTTTTCTTCTAAAGAGAAGAAAAAGAAACGCAT